TTGACCAGATCATTTCTTCACCTTGCTATTCAAATAAAACAAATACGCTTCTGGCATTTCTGTTGAGCCTGATAGCCAGTTGTAGACTGTGCGTGTGGTGACATTTAACATTTTCGCTATCTGATCTACAGATAGATCATGCTTGTTTTTGAGTTTTTGAAGGGTCATTTTATGCTCCTGTTCTTGTTTATAGTGAAAGTTTTTCAATCAGTCAATAGCTAAAATGGAATATCTTCCATTTCTGCTAAATTTATTTGTTCTTGAGTTAAATTGTCATGTTTTTTGTCAAAAAAACTTGACAGAACACGCCAATATTTACCTTCTTTTTTAACTTTTATACGGCTTGGAGTAGGATATTGTATCTCGATAGCTTCATTAACGCTATTCGGTGGTGTTTGTTCTGATCTATTCATGTGCCACTTAACGGCTTTCTCTCTGGCGTATCCAGCATGATCAAAGCAAACCCATTCATTAAACTCGCCGGACATAGTTGCATACGATACCTGCAAGGTCGCTGGCTTATCTGGACTTTTACGGTGATACTTGGTTTTCATACCAATAACGATATGTTCCTCTATTAATTCTTCCTCAAGGATTGATTTTGTCTCTGGAATTGAAACGAGGCCTTCGGAGATAAAGTTATAAGAGCATACATAGCAATAACGCTGTGCTGCCGCACATTCAGCACCACAAGCCGGGCAACGCTTTAAAATAGCCTCGCCACCACCTTCTTCTTTCTCGATATAGCCTTTTTTTCTTATATCAAGGGCGTCAATGGTTCCGAGTTCGTCAATAACGCCTCCGAAGTCAAGGACAAGACAATCATCCTTATTCGGTGCTGTCCTTAATCCACGCCCTATACATTGGATATAAAGTACTGGTGAACGTGTTGGGCGCATAAAAGCAAGCATATCAATTTCAGGTACGTTAAAACCTGTGGTCAATACAGCTACGTTCACAAGGGCTTTAAATTCATTATTCTTGTAACGCTTAATAATGGCATCACGTTCTTCTTGTGGCATATCGCCAATAACCATTTCAGTGCTTACGCCAGCCAATCTCAAAGCGTCACGTATATGCTCACAATGTTGTATTCCTGCCGAAAATATCAGCCATTTTTTTCTCGCGTATGCCTGTTCAATCATTTCCTTGACGCAAGCCTTCGTCATGGCGTCTATATCGACAGCTTTTTCAAGCTGTCCGGCAATATAGTCACCATTACGTGTTTTAACGCCTTCTGCACTTAATTTAGTGTCAACCTTTGGTGTTACTGGTCGGCATAGATATCCTTGGTCTATCATCCATTTAATGCCTATCTGATAGGCTATACCGTCAAATAAAGCACCCTCTCCTTCTTCTAAGCGTCCAGTGTCACTTCTAAACGGTGTGCCTGTAAATCCGCATACTTTAGCGTTAGGATTACGTTCCAAAACAGCGTCAATAAACTTCCTGTATTGCGTCTGGTCGTTGTGGCTGATCAAGTGTGCTTCATCAATAATGATAATCTCTGGTGGCCTATTAAAATAATTAATTTTGTTATAAACGCTCTGGATAGATGCCAGAGTCACATCGTTATGAAGTTTTTTTTCATTCAGGGAGGCACAATAAAAGCCAAAATCTGCGTCAGGATATTGCCCCCTGATCTCCTCTGCTATTTGTACAAGCAATTCCTTAACGTGCGTTAAGACGACAATTCTTGTTCTTGGTGAAATTTCATGTGCCTTCTTTATTGTCTCTGCAATAAGCAATGACTTTCCTGCGCCGACTGGGGCAACCACTAATGGATGTCCTTTTTTAGTGAACAGCCAGTCAAATAGGCTATCAATAGCTGATTGCTGATATGTTCTTAATTGCTTTTGTGACATATCTCTCTAAACTCACACATTCTGCACAACCAAAAATCGGGCTTATCGCTTACTTTTTGCGGTTCTTTTTCAGCTTTGATGATTTCAAAGGCGCGGTCTTTGTACCTTTGCGCGACTTCTTTTTCGTACTCTGTTCGGCAACTATCGAAATCTCTGCCCCCTGCTGATGCAACCACTGTATAATGTCTGGTAAGGTCAAATGCTTGCATATAAATTTGCGCTTGTACGAAGTAAGTTTCATTCCAATTTTTGAGAGCATTTTTATCTCCTTTTTCATACTTAACTTTTCTAAACTTGTTTAAATCTTCTGTGCATTTTATTTCTAAAACGTGCGGAGTTTTTGGGCTTTGTAACAACCCCTTAATAATCCCGTCAACGTGGCCTTTAAATTTACCGTCAAAAAGATTAAATCCGAATTGATTGCCGTTTTCGTCCTTATTCCAAACAGTAACGCCTTCGACCATCCGCAAGCGTTCAATCATTAAATCTTCGGTTCTGTGTCCGTCCTCGAAACGGAATAATGTCGCGCTTTCAAACGGTAATGACTGGTATCCATTAAACCGATACCAGAGCTTACGAGCGCATGGATCGCCAATAGATGACGCGCCAACATATTTACGTTGTTCTTGCGGCTTTTGCTCATAAGCTCGCCGTATAGCGTCCAGAGTAGGATCGCCTTGTGTTGGTATAATTGCCATTTTTGATATAATAGGTGGGGCTATTAACCCCACCTATCCTTCGCTAGATTATTTCCAAGGAACTGCGCCAACAGCTTGCGTTTGTGCGCTATTGCCGAATGGTGCAGATTGAACGTTACCGGAAGCCTTGTGGTACTTCTTGATAACGCTCTTGTCTTTACCTTCGCGCTTGTTACCGTCTTTGTCCGTCCAAGGTTCGCCAGCTTCCGTTACTACGTCCACAACAAATGGCTTGTTATGAAGCTGTGTGCTGTCAGACGGAGTTTGCGTCATGCCAACAGCTTCGCTGATACGGGCAAGCGTCTTATAGGCAATTTCAACAGCTTTCTGATTGTTATTAATCAGGTTCAAACGCTCAGTGAATTCAGTATTTGCGTAAGCACCTTCTGTCAAAACAATCTTAAGTGCCAGATATTTACCTTCTTTGTTATTTGTATCCTTAAACTCACTGGATACGATAACGGCCTTGTATTGACCTTGCGGAATAAGAACGGTGTTGCCGCCTGTATCTGGAAGGTCTGCTACGTTAAATGTTTGTGGAATCATTACCATGGTTATTCTCCTTTTGTTTGTGTTGCGGTAATTTTTTTGTAAATCGCGCCCAAGTCTGGTGCTTCGGCCAGATCAAGAACACCTGACCTATCCTTTGCTTCATATTGAGCGTCTTTTTGCGTCTGCAAGGCTCTCTGTATTTTACCCTCTGCATCTTTCCATGCGTGAAGGGCAAAAACCTCGTCAAAGAAGTAAGGGAGTGCCTGACCTATTTTCTGGCCTGGAGCAGACGGGGCGTAATAAATACCGCCTGTCATTTCATCCTTTGCTTTATCTTGCTTTGCTGACATATAGACGTTTTTGGGCAAGTCACGAAATGCACGAATGATTTTGGTCATTTGATCCTGCATCTCGCCGTATGCTTTACGTGGGTCTTTTGTCAATTCTTTTTCAGCCGATAGCACTGTTTCAGCCACTTCCGAAATAGAATCAATGCAAACCCAATCGTATTTGTCGTCCTTGGTTAAAAACTCATACGCTTGGCGCAAATCGTCCATTGTCTTAATTTCCACAACGTCCAAATCAAGGCCGCGCAAGGATAATAGACCGCCTTCCGCGCTGATGATTAGTGGCTTACCGCCCGTTGTAGAACAAAGGCGCGTTTTTCCTGATCCAGCAGGTGCGTGGACAAGGATTTTAACGTACTTCGCGGCTACGTCTTTTGTATTGGTGATAATCATGCTTTCACCTCATAACTAATACGCGGCTTGCTTGTTTCAACGGTACGCGCTTTCAAAAATTCTTCTTGAATGTTTGAAGGCCATGCCTTGAATTTGCTTTCTGCAACGTCATAGCTAATCTTGACGTATTCATCTGGATTTGCGCCAGAATTGATAATACGTTGTACGATATTGTACAATTCGGCCTGATCGTATTTTACCTTCTTTGAAACAACATATTTAACTTTATATTTTTCTGTTTCAATATTGGCAGTACCGCATCCATAGTCTTTATCAGCCAATTGAGCGTTTACATCGTTTTCAATGTAAAAATTCAATGTCGCCAACGCATCTGCTTTCTTTTTATCAAGTTCTGACATTTGGAAATCTAACTCTTTTAGGTGATCCAGAATGT